CTGCCTGAACGCTTTCTAGTTCTTCATCCTCATCCATAAGACCATCTAGCATGTCCATAAGTGTGTCTAGTTCAGTTTCAGGTTCAGGGTCATTAGCAAATTTAAGGGCATTAGCTTCCATAAACTCATCCATAGAAGGACTATCTTCATCATCCTCGTCATAGTAATGCGAATAACACTCAGTCAGCATCCTTGTCCATATCTCTTGTATCTTTGCTTTAAAACGATCTATTTCAAGCAAATCTGTAGAGTCTGAGCCTGTAGTATCTTCAAATATGTCCATTAAATTTATCCTTGCTTAGTCTTTTCTTTTCTCTCATGGCAAATCTAGTCATTTCATATCCATAACTAGGTCTGACATCGTTTATTGAGTATATTCTTTGGGCAGGTTTGCCACATTTAGGGCATTCGATACCCATTTTCATTTCATCATAGGAGCGTAATTCTTCACTCACATGATTATCTTGACATTTGAAATCGTAGAAAGGCATGTAAACTCCTAATTAACTCAGAATAACCCCCTCGTGAGAAGGGGTTACATCTTAATTAACTATTAAGATCCTGGTACTACAAACGCAACACCTGCATCATCTCTCAACTCAGCTACACCGTAAATAGTGTCTGAAGTGAAAAGATCACCTAAGTATTCTTGTTTGTACTGTGTCTGGCTACGCACTCCAACTTGCTCTGCTAAAACTAGAGCATCTTTGTGCATCAAAGTACCTACTCTATCTGCACCAGAGTTACCTGCTGCTGAAGGGCAGTTTGATGAAATGTAAACATCAACACCGTAGATTTGACCAATCTTACCAGTACGAATAGCATCACCAGAACCAATGAACTGCTGCTCTGTGAATCTGTTGATTCCTAGCATGTCATTAGCACAGATTGGTGGAACTACCATTACACGATTGTCCATTGGTACATCTGCATCATCCAGAGTTAATAGCATTCTACGAATACCTGCATCTGTAATGTCAGCAGCGTTTGATGAATTACCTGTGTATTCTGTGCTACCATTAGAACCAATTACTGCTTTCTCGAAAGATGCTGCTGCTGCACCACCTACTGTACCACCTTGAAACCCTTCTGTAAGAGCAAAAAGATCAGTATCAACTTGCTTGGCAAGAGCATAACCAGCATCGTCAGTATAAAACTTACGCATACTTGCTAGTGCTTGTACCTCTGCGATGTCCTCAATTAATTTTGAGTATTCGTAGTGCTTGTCGATAGACACAGTTACCTTTGTGTTAGTAGCTGCTGATAGTGTTACTTGTGTGTTTGCTGCTTTAGCACTTGCACTTCCTCTCGCAGGTACAGGGATATAGATAGTATCGCCTTTTTTACCTTTGTGAGATAGCTTAGTTACTAGGTTAGCAACCACTAGATTTGACTTATATGCACCTATTACTTCATCACTCCACAATTCGGGGATGAAGTTATTAGCTACTGAAGTCGTTACTTGGTTTGTACCCAAAGCCATTTTACTTCTCCTGTTATAGTATTATTATTTAACCCTGCCTTCTGCATATGCTTCCTGAATTTCATCAGCAAGTGTTGCATATCGGTTAGGATCTGTTACTTGCAAGTTGATTAAATCAGCTCGCCTGTAAACTTTCTTTCCACCTACAGACTCTCCAGATGATCTACTTTCGCCAGTTGTTTTTTTCATTGCTTTTTCAATTTTAGATTTTTCTTCAGCTTCTGCTTCTTTTGTTGCACCAGTAATTCTAGTTTTAGAATACCAATCAAAAAGTTCTATTGCTAAATCTGATCTATATTCGGAATCAGCTTTTCTAAACATTTCTGTACGAGTTTCACTATCACCAATAAATTTTTGAAAAGAAGAATCTTGAACAGTTTTTTTGCCAATCTGGATATGCTTTTTCTAAAGCTTCCAAATTATGCTTTTGCATGTTACCCATTCTTTCTTCTCTAGCCTTTATAACATCAGGGTGGTTTTCTATGGCTTTATTTACAGCCGAAACTGGATCGTCATAGAAGTTGTCCTCCTGTATTACAGATTCTTCTGGTGGAGTAGTTTCAGCAACCTTATTTTGTGCTTCAATTAGACTTTGCATAAGCTTTCGTTGTTCTCCGAGTTCTGCTCCTTGCTTACCTAATGCCTGTTCGACATTTTGATGCATTTCAATAACCTCTGCCATTGTTTTACCCGCATACTTTTCAGGAATATCTTGATTGCCATCAACATCTTGTATTTGTTCTGGCTCTGAATTTTCTTGTATATTTCTTTGACTTGAAAACTCGTCTAAAGAAGATTCTGCCTGTGTTTCTGTTATGGGTTCACTTTGTAAAGGTGTTTCATCTACTACTATACTTTCACTCATTGTGTTTTCTCCGCCCTTTTCAGGGTTATGAAGTTTGAATTATGTTGGATTTCCGTTTTGGAGTTCTTCCAACGCTAGGTGTGTCGCATTTTCTAAATTTATTATCCAATTTAGTATACGCAACTGACCTTTGGCTTCCCAAAGATCTTTTTCAGAATTAATATTGTCAAGTTTGGCAATACTTTCTTCTAAATTTTGTAAATCTTGTATTAAATCTAACCATCCATGTGTTTCAGTCATTCCTAGCCTATCTTCTAAGAATTTTTCGTCTGTTTTTGCCATTTTATTTTAATGCCACATATTAAATTTAAT